CTTTAACAAGTGTTCTGATTTCCTGTTTATCGACTGTTTCCCATCTGTCAGATAGGGTTTCAAATCCAAATGACATTTGAGTAACGTCCCCGCGATCAATGGACACCATTAAATCGCGTGCCCACTGCGTATCAGGCGGCAATATGTCAATTTTGAGGCCGTGAGCATCTTCGGAGAGAGTCAACGTGCCACTTTTGTTCCGGCCTAATACATAGTTGCTGTTATGGTTCCACAATGCCCGTATGTCATCGATCTGTATTGATTCAGCAAATGCGCCTGGTTCGATCTTCTCGCGGAACCAGCCGAGATCGTCAGACATGGCATTAAAAATGGCTGCGTACCCGGCAATATGGCGCAAGCCCTTTTCTTCGGTAATTGCCCTCAACTCGCTTACAACATAATTGCGTCGTTCAATTTGATTTTTTCGTTTTTCCGGCATTGTCCTTCTCCTTTTGCTTGTCATCCCGTGTTTCGTATGGCCGTTTAACGGCTGGTTCATAGCCTTTTTTCATCGTATTACCCCGTTTATAGCCTCTGAAAACCTATTTACCTGTTCATTGGCCAGCCAATATGCCCTGCTCTCTTCCCATTCTGCTAAAGTTTTTTCAATATTTTTGCTGTTCTGTGCTTCCCTGAGATTCCTTTCAGCCAATTCCGAGGCGTATTTTTCGACAAAACGGTGCACAAAATTGTCTATTTTGTCCTTAAAATCAGTTATTTTGTGCCCGTTTAGCTCTTCTTCCATACCCAAAAACGCTTCTGTATAGCTCAAGCAGGCCGGGATTATCTGTTTTTCGATGTATTCTGGCATTTCACTGTAAAATTCAGCAAAAGCGGCTGATATGCCGTTGTTTGCGTGTTTTTCAGCAATCCGGCGAACTGCCTTGATCTCTTTTCTCACAATACGGTCTGAAGCATCTTGAAATATCCGTCTGTACGCATTATCAAGCCGTTGCCGGTATATGAAGCTGTTCTTTTCGGCTGCTGTGGTTGGTTTTTTAACGTCTTTTCCTGCATCTTCGAGGGGGATCATGTTTAGCGGCACAAAGCGCCTGTCCCCTTCTGGTCCTATAGGGTTCCAGTTTTCAATTTCGGCAACCTGGTTAGGTGTAATCCCCCCGACTGCAAACAGTTTCTGATAAAATTCGCCTCTTGATTGAGCATCACCGCGCAATAGCCCTTCGGCATTGTGTTCCCAGAAGTATTCGCGGCGTTCATCAGGGGCCAGAAGGTTCATGTTGTATGACTGTTCAAGCCTGACAAGCCATGCCCGTAAGGTTTTCGTTACATAATCAATGGCAAACTGCTCCGCACTGGCATACGTTGACGCTTTATCGTATTCACCGTACATTTGAGGCGGTAAACGATAAATTCTTGTGCCTATATCAACATTTGAGTATTTCCGACTTTCCAGGAATTGCGCCTCGTCGTTAGGAATACCGACTTTCTCAAATTTCATGTTGTCCTCAAGCAGCATAAGCCTGTGTGCATTGCCGAGTCCGCCGTAAACCTCTGTTAATGCCTCTCTCATGGCAGCTTTGTCTTTCACCTGGTTAGGATGAGTTACAATCGCACTTGGGTGTGTGCCATTGCCGAAGTACAATTCTGCGTATTCCTCAAGCGCCATGCCAAGCCCTATGCACTGGCGGAAAAAAGCGATGGTTGAATAGCCTGTTATCCCATCAAAGCCAAGCCCCGGCGTATGTAATATAAGGCGTTTAGGCAGGACAACCGGAGAATCACCATTTGAAAGGGTTATTTTGTAAACAAGCTGCTTTTTATCATCCCGCTTTGGGGTCACACGGTTAGGTGTTATCGGCCACAGCTGCTCCACAACGTTTCGCCCCACAAGCCCGCGTCCGTAAACCTTCTCCGCATAACCGTTGCCCCATGACAAGATATGCTGCGCGTAGGACTCGCGGAAGGAAAAGGCCGTCATTTCAGGATTAGGCTGATCGTGCAAAAGTGTATACAGGGGATGGTCTACAGCGCGTTTTTTGCCGCCATTAGGCAGCCTCTTATATAAGTGCAGGGGCAAACTTGCTATGTCCTCTGCTATTACCTTGATACAACACCAGACAACAGCGAGTTGCATGGCGCTGAACTCCGACACCTTAGCCCCCGATCTCGTCTTGCCGCCTATGCCGCCATAGAAATATCCACCCGGAGTATACCACTTGTCATCAAGCGCCGCTGTTGCATTCCGTCTCTCAATCGCTGATAATATCCCCATCATTTAACCCCTTTGCCGATAAAAAGCCCGATTGCCATCAACACCGCCCCCGTCACGCTGTAACCCAGCCACGGACGCAACAAAAAAAGGCCATAACCCAGAAGGGCAAGACCTCCAAAAACAAAAATATCCCGCACATCAAAGACGTGTTGCGCCCTTGTTACCCAGGACTTGATAGTTGAGATCAATTTAGTCAATGCCGGTTGTTAGCCCCACATAATTTTATTTGCACCTTTCAATTACACTGCAATTTTCATATCTATGATAAGTTTGACAAAGAATTTCGGGGAGCGCAAGGTACTAAAGTACACTAAAGTACACTAATGTCACAGTTTTTTACTTTTGTTTATTTTTTTTGAGAGAAAAAAGGGGTTTTACTGGTCTGTTTCTTTGATTATTATATTCTCTAATGCTTCTCTTGGGACTCTTAGCATTTTGCCAACTTTTACGGCCTCGATCTTGCCTGTTTCAATCCAGCGGTAAACCGTCCGCCTGTTAATCGAGAAGTAAATAGCCACTTCATCGGGCCGGTAATAATCTTTTTTTGCCCAGGTTGTCATTACAGGATCATCCTCGCTTTAATTTCCTCGGCGGTCAAGCCGTCATAGGCGGATTTAGCCCTTCGAGGGGACGGGTTTAACGCCATCAGCGCCACCGCGTTAAACGTCGCCATCAACGGGTCTATCTTCCCTGTGCCGCTTGCCTGTTTGGTAATTAATATTGCGTTCCCCTTCGGTTCTACACGGGCGTTACCGACACACCATGTCATGAGGGGTTGACCGCCGTGTATAAGAGCTTTTTCAGCCACTTTGCGCTCTGTTGTTTTGATTGCGCCGGACAAACGCCAGCCCTGAGGGATGCCGATGATTCTGTCATGGTCTATTTGCCGCTTGTCAACAATCTCATCCACAACCTCGCCGATGCCAACAGGATCAACCCCGATCCGGTCAAGCAGCCCTGCCTCTTCGCATTTTTGTACAATAGCACCTATCTGCTGTATGTCCTGCCCGATATCGTCAACAATTATCAGATCACCGTCACGTTCAAAGTCCCGATACCGTGCCGCTTCTGACTTGCGGCGTTCAAGTGCGATAGGGTTCGCCCATGCCCGCGTCCATAAAAGCCAGCTACCTGTTTCGGATACCCTGCCAATAACTGCCAAGCCCAAAAGGTCATCGAGGCCGCCGCCGTCAATGCCGATTACTACAACCTCGGATTGTTCAAGTATCATTTTAAGAGTTACTGTGCCTGCTGCATCTTCCCAGAAGTCCGCCCCGGCCCACCTTTGAGACTTCAAGGACAAACCCATTTCAACGTTCAGGTGCTTTGCGAGGAATCCCTGCATGGATTCTGTCCCGGCTTCCTCTGCCTTCTTAAATTCCCTGATTATAAATTCTTCGTCAACGGACGCGCCCAGGTTTGGATTTGTGACATAGAACATTTTCGGATCAAGGTGCTGTTTTGTATCAAGAATATGTTTTGGAAACTCGTAGATGACGGGTAAGAAACGGTTATCGTCTATCCTCCCGTCCCTCACGCCCCTTGCATAATCAAGTTTCTGTTTAAACACGCCGGCCGGGGCTTCATCGGATTGTGTTGACAGCCATATTATGAAGCCTTCCGGCCTTGATGCAAGACCGCCACAAGCCTCACGGAGCATATTCTCTGCATTCGGTTGTTTGCAGAATAACCAGCATTCATCAAGCAATATACCTGTCGCCTTTTTGCCGCCTACGGTCTCGTTATCGGCTGCAACAACTTTTAAAGTGGCGCCGGATTTCATGTGCGTTATTTGCCGTAAGTGGTTCTGAACATGCATTAAGTCAGATAGTTCCCTATCGGCATTCACCATGTCACGGGCAGGGTAGACGCTGTTATTGGCGATCTCTACCGTAGGGGCGAGGATAAGGAACTCTGCTGAGTATCTCCAATTACGGATTAGAGCAGTAAGCATAATGGCTGCCGCTGTGGTTGATTTGCTGTTCTTCTTTGATACGAGGAGAAAAAACTCCATGATAAGCCGCCGCCCTGACTCCGTGTCATATGCTCCAAATATGGACGCCGCAAAGTCAATCAACCAGGGACGCGCCACCTGGCCTATTGTTGGCCGCCCCAGAACGTCGACAAGGCACAGTTTCTTCATCACGGCAAGGCCGCCTTCGGCCTCTTCTGGGGACAAAGGCGGAAAGGGAATCAGGGATTCACCGGCAAGAATTCTTTTCTCCCAATCTTTGCAGGACGTTGACCAGGTCATCTTATGACCTTCAATGTTGGCGGTTTGCCGGGCGCGAATATGCCCTGTGCCGCCCGCTCTGCCCGCTCTGCTTTCTCGTCTTTTTTGCCTACCCCCTCCCCGGCCCTCGCGTGGATATACGGGGCGGCTGCCTGTGCCATACGGTCGCGCCGTTCTTTTTCAGCCTGTGGGTCGTTCATAACCTTCAGCATGTATTCGAGGGGAGTAAGGTTCTCGGCTGCCGCCTCTATCCTTTCGTATTCTTCCAACCCCTGAAGCCGAAGAGAAGAAAAAGCTCCGGGAAATGCTCGCCTTCGACAAAAAGGCCAAGGCCAGATTTTACCAGGAGTTCCTGGTCCGGGTAAGTAAGGGCGA